CGCAGACGCCAGCCATGACCGCAGCGCAGGCTTATGTGACGTGCAGCCCGCGTCCCGATCGCGTCCACCGCGTCTACTACCGCAACGCAGCCGGGTATGACCTGGAGATGCAGCAATGGAACATGGACGATTACGAGCGCATCCCGGTCAAGACCAGCACGGGACGCCCGACCATCTTCGCCGTCGATCGACAGCGCACATCCACCACGGTTTACATCTGGCCTGTTCCCGATGCGACGATTGCGGCAGGTACGCTGCGCATCTCCTATGAGCGTGTCCCCGAGGATGTGGTGAACACGTCCGACATTATGGACATACCGCAAGAGGCTTTTGATGTCCTCATGGACCTTGTTGGTGGTCGGACGGGACAATCACTAGGACTTGCGGATAAGTCACCGGTTGCAGCAGCTTTGGAGCGCGGAACGGGCAACCTCAACGAGTTTTTGGGTTATGATCGCGGACATTCCATTAGGTTTTCCGTGGTGAGCGAATGAAGCTGTGTTCGGTAGAAGGTTGCGAGCGCAAGTTTCTCGCTAAAGGGATGTGCTCAAGCCATTACGATCGCTTCCGAAAGTATGGAACGACAGAACCCAAGCGTATGACAGAGAGGGGCGCGGGCCGTAGATTTGTCGAAGACAACGTCGGGAACGCTTCCCAAGAATGTCTGTTTTGGCCGTTCCCTAACTGCGGATATCCAGAGGTTTCGGTGGATGGAAAGCGCATCAGGGCGCACCGCTACATGTGCATTCTGAAGCATGGAGAACCAAAGCTACCGGCGCTGGAGGCGGCGCACTCGTGCGGGCAGGGTCACAAAGGGTGCGTAAACCCGAACCACATTCGCTGGCTTACCCCGTCAGAAAACCAGCTTGAGCGCCGCAAGCATGGCACCAGCAACGCTGGCGATCGGAATGGCCGTCGCAAGATCAACTCGCTCATCGCTGAGAAAATCCGCAACGATGCGCGTCGTCCAAAAGAAATTGCGGCAGAGTTCGGCATTACACCTTCGATGATTTGGGAAATCAGAACCGGGCGGGCATGGGCCATCCCGTCTCAACAGAGTGAGCATAATCCATGAGCAAGCCAAAAATCACTGACGACTCGATCCGCGTTCTCCGCAAGGCGCTGCGCACGAAGCTGGGTATCAGCGCGGGCAAGCCTGCGAAGAAGCAGGTGAAGCGCGAGAAGGTCGAGGACGAGGAGCCCGCCCCGCGCGCGAAGAAAGCGGAACGTCTGGGCTACGCTGACCTCTCGTGAACGTTCGCCCGGCGACGCTGGACGACCTGCCGCGCCTCATGGGCTATGCGGCTGAGTTCCTGTCCTATCATCCGCTCACCAGCCAGTTTCCGCGCGATATGACGGCGGTGGAAGCCATGCTGCGGCGGATGATCGAGGGCGAGGACGCAGCGTTGCTGGTGCATGATCGTGGGGCCATTGGCGGGGTCATTGCTCCGCTCTGGTGTTCGCCTGACGTGCGTGTGGCGAATGAGCTGTTCTGGTGGTCCGAGGCCAACGGGCTGAGCCTGATGAAAGCCTTCGAAGCGTGGGCCAACGAACGCGGCGCGCAGGTGGTCAACATGGTGATGATAATGGGCCGTCGCGACGTTTCACCGATCTATGACCGGGCGGGATACATGCCGATTGAACTTTCGTTTGTGAGGGCCGCCTGATGGCTGCTATTTCGCTTGGAACCGCTATGATCGCGTCTGCGGTCGTTGGCTCTGGCGCTGCGCTCTATGCCGGAAGCCAGCAGTCAAAGGCGATCAAGAACGCTGGCAATCAACAGCAGCAAGCCCAGAACCAGGCGCTTCAGTTCCAGCGCGAAAGCCGCGATCAGGCGCGTGACGTTCTCAGCAAGTACGCGGTCGAAGGCAATGCCTCACGCGGTCGGCAGAACGCATTCCTCGGGCTCAACCAGCCATCGGCAGGCGGCGGGCAATACAGCGGCGCGATGGGCTCAACACAGCCCGACTTCGCAGCCTATGTCCGCAACAATCCCGATCTCGCAGCCGAGTTCTCGAAGCCGCAGGTAGCCGCGCAATTCGGCGGCGATCCGGCAGCGTATGGCCGCTGGCATTCGCAGAACTTCGCAGGCGAGGGCCGAGCCATGCCCACAAGCGGCATGGGCCAGCCGGGAGCGCCAGACCCGACCGCGACCCCTGCCGAGACGCAGGAACAGGCATGGGCGGCATTCGAGGCAAGCCCTTGGGGCAAGATCGGCACGATGGAAGCCAACAACGCCCGTGACGCTTTCATAGCCTCTGCCGGCGCACAGGGCTCGTCACTGTCGGGACGCACGGCGCGCGGCATGGCGGAAGTCTCCGAGGAAGCCAAGCTCCGCAACTTCGGCGGCTACTATGGCGCGCTGGGCGATGTGACGGAGCGCGGCTACTCGGCAGACACCGGCATCGCCTCTGGCGGGCAGGCATTCGCGGATCGCGCAGCCAACATCACGCAGCAGGGCGGGCAGAACGCTGCGAACCTTGCGATGATGAAAGGCCAGAACCAGGCGAACACGGCAGGCGACCTCGCAAGCTGGATCGGCTGGGGCATGGGCAATATGGGCTCGATGGGCGGCACGGCAGGCGGGACCAGCGTCGGATATGGCAGCAGCGCGGGCTCTACGGCGGGCCGCGCGCGTTCTGGTGGCCTCGGCAGGAGCCGCATCTCATGAGCACGTTCCGCGCATTCCAGACGGGCCTAGAAGCCGGTCAGCAGCAGGCCAAGGTGCGGCGTCAGGACGACGCTCGCCGCAAGGCTACCGAAGCCTACGGCATGGGAAACTATGAGGGCGCAGTCACCGGGCTGATGAGCGAGGGGCTGACGGACGAGGCCAGCAACTTCAACACGCTGGGCCAGCAGGCCCAAACGCGCAAACAGCAGCAGGGCTATGCAACAGCCTTGGGCAACGCACCCGACCGGCGCACGGGAATGCAGAACCTGCGCACGTCCGCGATGCAAGCGGGCGACCCAAACACGATGATGGCGGTGGACGAAGCGCTCAAGGGCATGGACGCGGACCAAGCCGCGAAGTTTGGCGAGGGCATGGAGTTCCTCGGACAGACGGCGCTCAGCCTTAAGGGCGTGGCCCCCGAAGCACGCGGACAGGCGGCGATCGAAGCAATCCAAAGCTCGCCCTATGCGAACCCGCAAATCCTTGCCCAGATTCAACAGGCAGCGGCAGACGGCAAGATCACGGACGACGAGTTGGACAACTTCGCAATGCAGACGATGAGCGTTGCGGAGAGGGTGAAGCTGGCGAAGGGCGAGAAGGCCAAATACACCCCCGTCACTACGCGTGACGGCATCTACGCCTTCAACGATGCCGACCCGACCGACAGGGTCAGCCTTGGGCAAGCTCCCATTCCAGCATCGCAGATGCAGGGCGCGAAAGACAGTTTCCGCCCCGCGACCCCAGAAGAAGCTGCGCAATACGGCGCGAAGGCGGGCCAGATCAACACTGCGGACGGCAAGTTTACCGCCACCGGCAAACTGGGTGAGCTGACGCCATTCCAAGAAGAGACGGTGAAAAGGTGGGAAACTCAGGACGAGCAGGAGCGCAGCGAGAAGCGCACCAAGCTCGAAAACGCCATTGGCTCCACTGAGAACAGTATATCCATCGTCCGCAAAATTCTGGCGAATCCGAAGGCGCCGGGCCGCTATGGCATTGGCGGCATGATGCCAGCGTTTCCGGGTGAAGATGCAGCGGCGCAAGCGCTCATTGATCAGGTCAAGGGCGCGGCATTCCTTCAGGCGTTCGAAAGCCTCAAAGGCGGCGGCACGATTACCGAAGTGGAAGGGCGGCAGGCTACCGCAGCCATCACGCGACTTGGCGCCCAGCAGCAGGATTGGGAATCGGCCAAGCAGGCTGCGGCTGAACTCATTGCGATCATGGAAAAGTCTGCCGAGAGGTCGCGCAAGTCGCTTGCCTCGCTCTCCAAGCCAGCAGGCGAGACAAAGACGCGTGTGGGTGTCCCGCCCCTGATTGCCAAGCCGCAGACCGCAGCTGGCATCCCTGACGGCGTTGACCCTGAAGACTGGAAGTTCATGCCCGAAGAGATGAAGGCGCTGTTCCAGTAATGCCGCTCACAATCGAACAACAAAGGGCGATTGCGGTCGCGCAGGCAAAGCGCAAGCGCGCCGAGGCGGAAGGCCAGAGCGCCACGCCTGCCGGCCCGTCTCTCCGCTCCGAGACTGACGCTATCATCGAGGAAGCCGCGGCGAACATTCCTGGCGGCTACGAAGCGTTCATTGCCAAGCCGCCAAATGCCGAACGCATGAAGGCGATGGGCTATGTCCCTGACCCGCTTGCGCCTGCAAGCACGGGAGGCTTTTCCAAGCCAAGGGCGCAACCCCAGCAGGTAGTTGGACCTCTAACCGGCGACACGTCGCAGCCTAACGTGTTCACGGACGTGATGCGTGGCCTCGAAGCTCCGATTGCGGGCCTGACGGGAAATGCGCTGGAAGGCTGGGCGAAAACCACGACGCGCGACCCCGTGCGCGGCGCTGTCGAGGCTGTGGATTTCATCAGCCCCGTGGACGACCTCGGACGCGCCTATCAGGGCGTGAAGCAGGCAGGTGCTGGCCTCATAGAAGGCGATATGGCGAAAGCCGCTGAGGGTGCGCAGCAAGCGTCCATTCAGGGCAGCTATGCGGCACTTCAGATGCTTCCGGGCTCGATGACGCTCAAGGGCATTACGGGACGTGCGGCGCCCACGACGATGGCCGGCGCAGAGCGTGCAGCGGTGCAGGCGTCACGCGCGCCACAGGTGGTGAAGCCGCAGGCCAAGCCTGAGCCTGTCATCACCCCGCCTAGCGAGGCTCCCAAGCCCTTCAGCGCCCCTCCTGAGCCCATTGGGCGCGGTGTCGTGAGGCGGAACCTGGATAGGATTGTGGGCGGCGGTGTCGGGGCTACGCTCGGCGGCACTGGCGATGCAATGGCTGCTCCCGGCGATGGAGACAGCGGCGGCTTGCCTGGTGGCGCTGCGACAGGGGCGGCAATCGGCATATTCGGACCCCGTGCGCTTGCAGCCGCGGGAAGCCGTGGCTTCCGCTCAGCGGCGCGTATGGTCCAGAGCCCGGCTTCTCGTGCTGGCTTCGATGAGCGCGTGGCATCGCGTGCGGTGCGCAAGGCGCTTGTCTCTGGCGGCATCAAGACCGAGCAGGACGCGCTGAACGCTGCCCGCGCGAAGTTTGGCGACAAGCCCGCGTCCGTGGCTGACCTGACGCAAGAGGGTGTCAGCACAACGGCGGGCATTTCGCGCCTGCCGGGTGCGACCGGAGAGGCGGCGCGTGCTCGCGGCGAGGATCTGATCCAGACCCGTGGCGGTCGTCTAGAGCGCGACATTGGCGGCGCGACCGGCGCGTCACCTGCGACCATTGCTGGCGACGTTGATCGCATGGTGGAGCTTGCCCGTGAGCAGGCGAAACCCGCTTACGACGCCCTCAAACAGAAATTCCCGGCAGGCAGTGTCAAAAGCGAGCGCCTTGCCAAGATCGAGGGCATCGGCTCGCACATCAAGGCGGTGGACGAGTACCGCGCCGCGACTAAAGCGAACGAAGGCCGCGACCTTAGCGATTTTGAATACTGGGATCTGGTCAAGCGCGACATCGACGCCAAGGAACAACAGCTCATCAACAGCGGCGCCACTCTGGACGATATCAGGGTTCGCAAGCTGGAAGGCGCACGCGCAGCGCTTGTGGTGGAACTCGACGACCTGATGAAAGGATACGCCGCAGCCCGTGAGCTAGGCGGCGAAGCGCCGAAGATGAATGCGGCGTTCAAAAAGGGGCAGGGCCTGCTTGGCGGGCGCTACACCGCAGAGGATGTGTCCCGCGTTGCCGAGAGCGTTACAGGCCAGCCCCTGACCGCGCTGCAAGCTGGCGTCATCCGATCAATGGTTGGCAAGACCGAAGGCGCGGGCGGCGCTGTTTCGTCCCTGACGAGCGCAGGCGCGCGCAAGAAGCTGGAGCGCGTGTTCGGCAAGGGTCCAGCCGACGAGATGCAGGCGCGGTTCAAGGCCGATGCATCGATCGTGCAGAACGCTTCGCGCATGAACCCGAACGTTGGCTCCGTCACGTCTCAAGCCGAGATGGGCGCGGGAGGCATCCTGCCCACGGCTGCGGACCTTATCCGCATGGGTACGAACCCCATGCAGACAGCCTTAGCGGCCATGTCGAAGTCCGGCAGCTTTACCAAAGCCCAGCGCGACCTCATGGGCCAGATGTTGCTCGAAGGCGCAACACCTGAGAACCTGGCTCGCATTTACGCCGGCAAGAAGCCCAAGGGCGGCGCTCCGAATACAGGTCTTGGAACGTCAGGACAATAGAAAAAGCCCCCGCCAACTAAGGCAGGGGCTTCGTTCTAGGCGGACTTTTTCCAGCGGAGTTCCGCAAGCTGGCGGGCCGGGTTCGTGATCGGAGCCTGTATCCGATTGTCTCGCAGGGTGCGGGCAAAGCCGAACGATGCAAAGACATTCACGAGGGAGATGAAGAAGCAGGCGGGCCACAAAGCCCATTCCGGTGCGATCCGGTATTCTGCATTGAGATGCTCCAAACCGATGTGGTTGAGGCCAGCCTCAATGAAGCAGAAGCCGAGGGCGAGCGTGCCAGCGACGACTGCGGTGAACCAGTTCTTCGTTTCCCAAGCTTCCTGCACACGCTCTACAGCGCGCGACAGGAGGAACACGATAACGGCCATTGCGACCGTCAGGAGCATTCCAGGCAGCCAACCCTTGGCCCAGAAGCCGAGGGTAGCCGTCACGACCGAGAGCCCAACGAACGCGAGGCAAGCCTGCTGTTCAAAGGGACGATCTTGCGTATATTTCGTCATAGCGGGGTCCTTTCCCGTTAGGGGCTGGGAAAACACGGTTCGAGCCGTGCCAGCCCCGATTGATTGTCAAACATCACAGCGCTTCACAGCGCATGTCCCAAACATACGCACTCGCCTATTGCGGGATAGGTTACAGCCCCAAGTTACACGGGCCGCTCCAAATCAACTCTTCGTGAAGTACCGCGAAGTAAAGCGTAAGTATTCGCTTAGAACAGTGAGCGTCTACGGTTCTCGTCGTTCAATACAATCAAGACTAGTCCGATTGCGCAGAAGATAAACGGCGTTCCGCCTAGGCCCGTCCACAGGCCCCACAGAAACAGCCCGACTCCGACCAGTCCCAGCATAGCAACCCCTTCAGCAAATCAGGGGCCGAACATACCGTATATTCCAGTCGTTCCACAGGCCGACCGCCGCCAGCGGTACGGCATGGCGCCCCTGCGCCTGCTCAACATGTTCGCCGTCCCCATTCCTGCGGAGACGGGCAAACCTGTTCGGGCGGCTCTCGTGCCAACGCCGGGCCGTGTCCAGCGTGTTGACCTCGGCGCAGAGATCCAAGGCATCTACTGCGAGGCAGGCGTCCGCAATGGTGCGCTGTTCGCAGTCGCAGGCGGGACGCTCTTCAGCATTTCGTCATCGTGGATTGCAACCTCCATCGGTGCAATCGGCGGCAGCGGCAATGCGGTGTTCGCCGGCCTGCGTGACAATCTCTATGTCGCCCGAGCGGGCAAGCCGTGGCGCTGGAATGGCTCCGCACTGACGCAGGTTGCGGATGTGGACGCGCCAGATGCAACCAGCCTGCTTGTCCTGTCTCAGCGCCTCGTCGCATCGGAGGCCGGGGCGGATACCTACTACTGGTCAGCCGTGCTGGATGGGACGGCATGGGAAGCGCTGGGCTTTGCCACGGCGGAACAGCGGCCCGACGAGATCAGGCGCATGGTCCGCCTGTCAGGCCAGATCCTCGCACTTGGTTCGGCCTCTATCGAGATCATCCGAGCAACCACATCCACGACGCTCCCGTTCGCCAACATCACCGGCCAGTCGATCGATGAGACGGATGGCATCCTGAGCCCCGAAGCCTATGCGATCCGCGGTGACAAGCTGTTCCTCATTGGCGGGAACCTGTCGCCCTACGTGATGAACGGGTTCAGCATCAATCCGCTCCCGCGTAACGGCGAGATGGAAGACGATCTGCTTGCCCTGTCCGTGGGCGAACGCCTGGCTGTGACATGCATGGCGTATCAATACGGCTCCAACGAGTTCTTCAAGGTCCGCATTCCGAATAAGGCGGCGTTTGTCCTCAACACCACTACCGGCTTCTGGCATCGCGAACAGAATTGGGAGGAGGATACCTACCTCCCGCAATTCCACGCCAACGCATACGGCTACACCGTGCTGGCCGATGAGGGCGGGTCTGTCCTCTACACGCTGGACAATACCGTCTTTACCGATGCGGGGAACACGGTTGAGCGCATTGCTACGCTGCGCCCGTCCTTTGCCGACTATGAGACAATTGGCTCGCTCTGCGTGGACCTGCAAGCCTTCGGGCGTCCGATAAGCGGGCAGGGCTCCAATCCTACCATCATGGTCGAAGTCTCGACGGACGGTCGCACGATCCGCGATGACACCCGCTCGGAAATCACGCTCACCCTCGGCGCTGACGGACGCTACCAGAAGCCTGTCATGTGGGGCCTTGGCATGGTGTCACCCGGCGAGGCGACGAACATCTCAATCCGCATGACCGACCCTGCCGGAATGACGATCTACGGCGCGTGGATCAATGAAGGCCAGCGCTCGTGACCAACAACGTCCCGTTCCTGCAAGTTGGGATGAAGGTCATCAACGAAGACGGCACGCCTGTCGAATGGTTCCGCAACGCCTGGAATACGCTGCTTCTTCGCACGGGTGACGAGACAACCGACACAGTGTCGAATGCGGTAAGTGGCGCAGCGCAGGCGCGGGCTGATGCAGCAGCAGCGCAAGCCGCCGCCGATGCAGCAGCAGCGGCGGCGGCAGCTGCGGCGGCTGGAACATCGGGATCATCCATCTTTTACGCCACGGCCAGCCGTTCCACCTGCTTTGCCACAACGGCAACAAGCGGCTCTGTCACGACCCCAAGCGTTACGGTTACGCCAACGGGCGGGACAGGCCCTTACACCTACGCTTGGACATACATTTCCGGCGACTCCGGATTCACGGCGAACACAGCTTCTTCAGCCTCGACCACATTCACCGGATCAGTCGCAGCCGGTGAAGACCGTTCAGCCGTCTGGAAATGCACTGTCACCGACTTTCTCGCAGCAACCTGCTTCGTGACTGTCGGCGTTTCGATCTCAAGTCTGAGCTAGGATCATCATGGCAAGAAATCTTTTCGGCTTAGTCCATACGCTTCTGGATGATAGCGGAGCTTTGGAACCGGGCGGGACCATCGAGGTCTATGACGCCGGAACCACGACGCCGCGAACAGTCTATTCTGATCGCGCGCTATCAACGGGTGCGGGCTCAACCATCACGGCTGATGCAGCGGGACGCTTTCCAGAACGCTGGATAGCGGACTCGGTTGAGGTCAAGCTTGTCTACAAGGACACGGCAGGGGCCACGCTCAGCACGCGCGATTACTACAACAATAATTTCAACTCCGTCCCCGCGACGTGGGAAACGTCTGCCCTTGGCGCTGTCAGTGGCAACGAACAGGTTTATCACACACTCCAGACGGCTGACGCGAACCAGACGCGCATTATCACCCGCAGCTATCGCTTTTCCAACGGCGCTACTCACGAGACGAACGCGCTGGAACTTAGACGGCGCGTCGATAGCACGGACCACGGGCATGTCCGGTTTCAATACGACCGCACCGCCATAGGCTTCAACGGCGTCAATCATTGGGAAGCCACGTCGAGCGGCCATCTACAGCCAACAACTGATAGCTCATACGACATCGGCGCAACCGCTACGCGCCCACGCGTCATCTATGGCGATGACCTGTCATTGCGTCCCAGCGCCTCCCGAACGCCTGCTGCGAATGGCGACCTGGAGATCGAGGCGACCAACAACACGACGCTGACCTTCAAGTTCAAGGGATCAGACGGAACAGTCCGCAGCGGAACGGTGACACTGTCATGAGCAAGCTTCCGAACTACCTTGCCCGCGCTGAGCTTCAGCGTTCGGACTGGAGGATCATGCGCGCCGTGGAGCGGGAGTTTGCCTCTCCCGAATGGTGCGAGTGGCGCGATAAGCTGCGCCGCCTGGTTGGCATGGTTGATGGCTTTGACGAGCTTCCGCCCGAGCCGCCATTCGGCAAGCACATTCCGTCACCGCCTCCGGTCAAGACTGCGCCCGAACCCGAAGCCCCGCTCCTTCCCGCGCCTGATGCGCTCATGTCGGACTATGGGCCTGTCGGTGAGGGCTATGATGACGTGACCGGCGACATGCTTCTCGATGCTTTCGAGCAGGACGAGGCGGAAGCCGTGGCGGTCATCCAGGTGCTGTCAGCGACACGCCAGCGTCACTTGAGTGAGCAATTGAACGTCGAGAAGGCTCGGCTCCGGCGAGAGCACATGCTGACGGATCAGGCTAATCCGCGAGAGGCATCGATCGACCGTCTGCTTGGGCTGCTGACGCGACGCGGTGATTGAGGGACTGAGCTACGGGGCGGGCAATGACCGAGATATTTCACCGCGAGATCGCAGAGATCGAGCGGCAGCGCGATGCGTTTGCGCGCCTTGATCGCATTGGCAACGCTGAGCGCGATCTGGCGGTCTTGAGAACGCGGTTCGAGGCGGCGTTCGACACGTTCCTCAAAGAGCTTGAGCGATCGGTTTCGGGCGAAGACCTGAAAGAGTTGAAGCGTGAATGGGAGATGGCATTGCGCGACGCAATGAACGGCGTTTCTGACTTGGTGAAAACGGCAAACGATGCGCAGTCAGCGGCCATAATCAGCCGTGTCGAGATGATGCTGCTGCATCAGCACGAGCGCGCTGCCGAGGAAAGCAAGCGCACACGGCAGGAGTTCATCCGCTACGTGGTCGGATTCGCGCTGACCATCCTGAGCGCGCTGCTGATCTTCTGGATCACAGAACGCGCTTAGCGCAACACAGGGGCAGGGCATGGGCAAGTTTCTGGACACTTTCCTCGAATTTAAGAACGAGGCAGACGCGACCCGCAAGGGCGCGTTGCTGGCCGTCATCATCATCACGTTTGGCCTCGCCTCGCTGAGTGTCACTGGCGTCGTCGCAACTGCCCACTGGTCGTGGCTTTCTGCGCTGCCAATCATCGCGCTGGTTTTCGCGGTCCTCGGCGCTGAACTGCTCGCGACCGTGGCGTTCATCAGGATGCTCACGGCATCCACGATGTGGCGCAAAGTGGCGGGCTCTTTCATCTTTCTCGGCTTGGCCGCGATCGGCGTACACAATGCGGAGAACGGGGCGAAGGTCGTCTGGCCGGAACGGTTCGCTGTCTCATCCAGCAGGCTTGCAGCAGAGGCTGAGCTTGCCGGCGAGGAAGCGGCAACACTGGCGACGGCGCAGGAAGCAGCCATCGGCGGGACCGGCGCAGAGCTTGAGCGTGTCAGGACGCAGATTGCAGAGCTTCGCACCGAACAGCAGATCATGGCGAGCATGTCCCCAGAGGGCATCTCCAAGGCTCAATCGCTGTTGCTCGCTCAGGGCCTTTATTTCGGCTCCGTCGATGGCATCAGGCAAGACAAGACCGAATCCGGGATGCGTGCGCGGGGCGAAGCTATCCAAGGCGAACTCGCGACACTCAGGGCGCGTGAGGATGGCCTCATGGCGGGGCAGGCAAGCCCCGTACAGCAAGCCAACACTGACAAGCGGCTCCTACAGATTGAGAACGCTGATAAGGCTACTGCGGCGTGGTGGGCGTGGCTGTGGCTGATCATTATGCTGTGCGTTCTGGAAAGCGCTCGCTCGCTGTCCTTGTGGGCGCTCATCACCGACATCAGCTCAACGGATGCCAAGCGCGACCGGGAGTGGACCGACGAGCTTGCAGCACTGCGGCACCAGCAGGAGCGGGCGCGGATCATCGCGGAGACGAACGCTGCGGTTGCAGCCTACTCAGCCCCGCCTGAGCCTGTAGCTGCCCCGCCTGTAGCGGTTGAGCCTCCCCCGGCCATCGAACTAGCCCCAGAGCCAGAACCCGCACCAGTGGTCACGCCAGAGCCTGAGCCGATCGTTCTGGTCGAGCCGGTTGAGATGACGGAGCAGGAGCGCCGCTCACGTCTGGGCGGGCTTGCGGCTCAACATCAGCGCCGGGCCGACAAGACCGAGCGCCTGCTTGTCATCGGGCCGACTTCGACAATTGACACCCTCGCAATGGGAGTGGCCGCAGAATGAAACTTTCTAGAGTCGTGGGCCTAGACTTGGGTTCGAGCAACAGCAGCATCGCCTGGTACAATGGGCGCGTGCCGGAAGTCATCTCCGTTGATGGCTCGCCGCTCATGCCTTCGGTCGTCACCATCGTCCCTGCCGATGCCGTAGGGCCGGGCGAAAGCCAGATATTCGTCGGCCTTGATGGCATTGAATCGGGCAAGCGTTTCCCCGATTTCTGCTTCAGGCTGGCAAAGCGGAAGCTGGGTGAAATGTGGCACCCGGACGAAGATCAGGGCTACCAGACGGTAGGCGCTCCCGATGGCGCGCTGCACTATCAAGGACCGGACGGACACACGTACAGCCCCGTTGAAATCTGCTCGATGCTCATTGCCAAGCTGCTCGATGCGGCGACGGCAAAGTTCAAGGGCGAGAAGCCGGATGCGGCGGTGATCTGCGTCCCGGCCACGTTCTCTCCAAGCCAGCGCAAGGCGGTTGAGGAAGCAGGCCGGATGGCGGGCCTTGCCTATGTCGAGCTGATGGACGAGCCGACCGCGGCAGCGCTCGCATATGGCTACGATTTCAAAAAAGTTCGTCGCATTGCCGTCCTCGATGTGGGCGGCGGCACCACGGATGTGTCGATCATCCAGACAGGCTCTGGCCTCGTCACGGTTCTCGGCACGGGCGGCTCCAGCATTACGGGCGGGAGCGATGTGGACGCCATCCTTGGCAGGTACATTGTCCACAAGTGGGCGACCGATCATGAGGGTACTGACCTCGCCGTCGATGACACGGCGATGTCGCTGGTTCTTCAGGAAGCAGAGGACGTGAAGAAGCGCCTCTCGCGCAAGGTCAAGTCGGAGTTCCGCATCAAGGATTTCGACCGAAGCCCAGGCGGGACGGACCTCCACATGGACTACATTGTCGATCGTCCGTTGCTGGAACATCTCTCGCAAGACCTCCTCAAGCGGATGCGCGCTGCGTGCCTCGTCGCCATCGCAGAGGCTACACGGAAAGACGCCAACTTCTCGTCAAAGCGGGATCTAAACGACGTGGTCCTCGTCGGCGGTGGATCGAGAATGCCGGCTGTTCAGGCGATGGCGAAAGACGTGTTCGGGCAGGAAGCCAAGACCGACATCGATTGCGAAGTGGCGGTTGCGCTTGGCGCTGCGATCCGCGCTGCTGTGCTTGAGGGCCGGAAGTCTGACCTGACCATCTCGGACATCACCTCATGGTCGATCGCGGTGGAAGTCTACGACAAAGTGGAGGGCGTGGCGTCTGTCGTCATTCCCCGCGGAACGCCTTATCCGAGCGAGCGCGTTCTGCCGTTCATCCTCACGAACCGCGAGCCCGGCCAGAGCGTGATGCCTGTTCGCATCGTTGCCGGCGACCATGACCGCGCTGCGTCCTGCGAGCTGCTTCACAGCATCGACGTGCCGTTGGAGCCGGGTGATCCGCGCAGCGCTCGCGTGCCGTTCACGGTCGGCCTCAACAGCCGGGGCGAGGCTTATGGAATGTGCGGCGACATTGAGTGGGGCTCAACGTGAACGATCATCACAGGCTGAACGAGTTCGGCCTAGAACTTCTCACCGAGTACGAGCGGGGGCCGCAGGACGGTAGCGTTCCGTTGACGCCGGGCGGCGCGGCAATGGAGCCGTACATCTGCCCTGGCGATATGTTGACCATTGGCTATGGTTGCACGAAGTTTTTCGGCGGCATGGAGGTTCTGCCAACCGACAGGCTCAGCGACGAGGCAAGCGCGCGGGCGCTTCTGGCGGATCAGCTCATTGAGTATGAAGCCGCGGTCAAGCGTCTGGTGACGGTCCCGCTCAACTCAAACCAGTTCTCGGCGCTCGTCTGTTTCGCCTTTAACTGCGGTATCAGCGCCCTCGCTGGATCAACACTGCTGAAGCATGTGAACGCCAACCGCTTCGATAACGCTGCCGACCAGTTTGGAGCGTGGCTCTACTCAACAAGCGGCAAGCATAAGCAAGCGCTGCGGGGCCTGCTGAGACGCCGCTACAGTGAATCCTGCTTGTGGATGGGCTATTCATGGACCGTCGCCTGCGCTGACGACGCGATCGGCCTCGTGCGTGAACGACCACCCGGCAACGTCGGCACAGACCGGGTTCTGAGCAAGACCGCATTCAAGGACGTGCTCGCCGTGGCGCAACGCTACCCGCTCCCCGATGAACTGCCCGAACTCGTTCTAACAAAAGCTGAGCCTGCGGTCGTGCCGATCGCAAGCAAGGCGGTCCAGCCGGCGCCGCTGCCCGGCCCAGCGTCGGCTGGCACTGCAATCAAGCCTTCTGTCGGTGGTTCCTCAGAAGCGGTGTCGGTCAAGCCAACGGTCCCAGCTCCCCAGCCAGTACCTTCGGCTCGACCGGCGCCTGCTTCTGTGCCTGCGGTAATTCCCGCTCCGGCTGGAACGAAGGCCAAGAGCCCGAACACCGTCGCGCCTGCTGAAGTCCCTTACAAGATCGACCCGCAAGCTGGCCTCAAGCCTCTTGAGGAGAGCGACCGCGCCAAAGGCTATTGGTATCAGCAGGCGGGAATCGGGATGATCCGCCTCGGCTCGCTCGGCGTGTTCGGCACGACGTTGCAGGGCGGGGCGCAAACACTTCAGGGCGATCCGGTTCTCAGCAACCTTGTCCTCACGGGTGTTGTCGTCGGCGGCATCGCGGTCACTGGCTACATCGTCAAGGTCTACGGAGACTGGCGCCGCAAGCGTGGCGAGAAGGCCGCAACGCAAGGTCTCTACTGATGCAAGCCATTCTGTTCGGCGTCTTTGATTTCGTCGCCAAGAACCGTTGGGTCCAGTGGATAATCATCGGCCTTCTGATCGTCGGAACGCTAGGCCTCTACCTCGCATGGCGAGACGGCAGCGTCCGCAAGCGCGTCAAGCTGGAACAGGAAGTCGAAACGCAGAAAGAGCGTGAACGCGTAATCGCAACAGCACAAGAGGAAGTGGACAATGTTCAAGACGCAAAGGACGCGGCCCTTGCTGCTCCTGACAGCCTGCCTGAGTTTGTTAGCGCTGACGAGCTGCGCGAGCAAGCCCCAGCCATCGCCAAAGTCATTCTCCGTGATCGTTCGGGAGACCAGCGCGGAAGTTAAGGACGCCGCCTGCATCGCGCTCAAGCCCGACATGCTGACAAACGAGGAAGAGGCGAACGTTGGCCTGCTCAACTACGCCGCCAGAGAAGCCGCTTCGTGGCGCGCGTTCGGCTGTCAGCTTTAAGTTTACCCCGCGCTTCGGCGCATTTTCACAGGAGACTACGCCGTGGCTACAACTCAAATTTCTGTACCGGACGTTGATGTCAAGAAGATGTGGCGTCAGCTCAGGGCTGCGCTCTGGACCGTCCTCTGCGCCCTTGCTGCTGGCGTGTTTCTTGGTGTCATCCAGCCGCCTGAGTTCCTGGTGGGCCTGATGGGCTTCATCTACTTCGTCGCTCTGGTCGTGTTCATCTGGCCCTATTTTGCCAAGCGCTGGGGCGTGTGACGCGAATAACGATACCCCTATCCCCGGCGACGCTTTCGCTCCTCGCGATTGTCGTCGCCGGGGCTGTTGGGGCTGCGGTCTGGCTCACCGGGCTTCACATAGATTGCAGCAGCCGGTGGAAGGACAGCGGCCTCCGCGCGCACTACAGGGACGGGACGTGTCTTGTAGAGGCTGGATCGCGCTGGGTTCCCGAACGGGCGATCCGCATCCACGTCAAACAACAAAACTAGCGACAACTGCACATTAGCCCCCACAATCCAGTGGCTCGGGCTGCGTAAGCTATTGTTCTGCAACGCAGACTGACCGGAACCTAAAACCAGTGCGTCTACCAATTCCGCCACACCCGCATGGTGTTTTCCCGTTCTGAGGGGGAATATTGGGGGAACATGGGGATTAGCAGGGAATGCGGTCCACGCAATAGCCCCCGCAAAAGGTTCAGCGCCTGTTCTCATGACGCCTTGTCCTGCTTGGCCGGAGCGGGCTCAGATCCGAACAGACCATCCCGCACGTCCTGCTCCGAGGCGTGGGCATAGCGTGCGGTCGTGGCGATGTTCTCGTGACCCAGCAGACGCTTTGCGCCGGCCAAGCTACCCGTTCGCCTGACGTACTGCGTGGCCGCATGGTGGCGCAGGTCGTGGGCCGGGCGGGCGTCATGGATGCCAAGGGCGTCCAGCGTGTCGGCCATGTAGTGCTGGAAGCTGCTGGGCGAGAGTTCGTGGATTGAGCCGTCGCGGTCTTCCCAGAACCAGACATAGCGCAGGCGGGCTTTGGTGGCCCGTCCAGAGCGCGCGGCTAGGTCGCGCGCCCATGCCTCATTGATCGGGATGGTATGCCAGTCCCCGCCCTTGCGCTTGCGCAGGGAGATGCGGCGCCCGTCCACGTCAAGGCAGTTCAGCGGGAACCATGCTTCGCGCAGGCGAACCCCGAACGTCGAGATGAAATCGAACACGGCCAGATGGTGCGGGACGCTCGCCAGCCTAGCCCGGATGGCTGTCATCTCTGCTGCGGTGAACTCGCGAACCCGGCCCTTTGGCTCTGGCAAGCGCAGCGCGGACCAATCTATCTCTGGCATCCCCTGAACCTTCATCACGCGCCTGGCGTAGTTCAGGATCGGGCGCAGGGTGTCGATAATGTCCCGGTTCGCGGTTGATGGCGTCGTCAGCCTGCCATTGTGCGTGACCTCGCCCCTACGCTTAGACATGGCCTTTTCAACGTCTGGCGTGTCGATCGATCGGGCGGGCAATGAGAAGTCCAGGCAGCGCCGCAGGATTTCCAGCCGGATGGCGACTGTGCCGGCTGATCGCAGGTGTTGACCCCTTGCGGTCCACCACGCGACCGAGGCGTCCGTCAGAGTGACGGTTCCTTTTGTTTCACCCAAGGTAAGCTGGTCACGGCGCCGCTCGTATTCGCGTCGTTCAACGATCCGCGCTTTGGGCTTTTCCGTCTGCCGCGTGGTCCCGCGATAACGTTCTCCAGCGATTTCAAATTCGTAGTGCCAGATACGGCCTCGGCGGGTGAGTGACACGGCAGTCCTCGCACATATGCTTCAACGTCTTCCGGACGGAACCTCACGCTGCGCTCGCCCATGATAACACGGCGCAGCTTGCCCGATTTCACGAGCTTCCGCACGGTTTTGCGATCCTTGACCTTAAGGATCTGTGCAACCTGTTCAGTGGTGAGCAGGTCCAGGCTCACTTCTCCCCGCTCCCCGCTAGTGCTGCGCGGGCGAGATTGATGCAGCTTCCGAATGCCTTCTCGTTGGCGTACAGCAGGTCAATGTCGTCTTCCGTCCGAAAGCGCGGATGGATTGCGTTGGCGATCAACTGAAGGGCCTCCCGCAGCCTCGCATTCTCCCGCTCCAGCTCGTCGATCTTTTCGGCGGCTTCGGCGCAAAGCGGGTCTGGAACGTAGCAAAAAACTTCCGGGTTCAGCGGATGCTCAAGAGCGACCGTGGGCTTGCGCAGCCTCTCCACAATCTCACTCGTCGTGCTCATGGGCGCGGCTCCTGTGCTGCTAAAAGTTTGCGCGGTAGAATTGCGCGAGTGCTGCTTCAACATCAGCGGTCGCAAACTCTCCACCCTCGCCACCGGGGCGACCTATCCAGATCCCTTTGGGCGCGTGTCGGATGACGAACTGGCCGATGCGGATTTCTGGCTGGCGGGGGTCCTGTGCTGCTGGAGGGGCGGGGAGAGGACGCCAGTGGGTTGGCTGGGCTGGCTCACGGCCCGGCCATAAGCTCCATAATCCGCCCCTAGCTGTGTCCCAAAACGCGACCCGCCGCAGCCCGTGAAGCGTATGCACCAGCACATCACGCCCATCCTTCGGCGCAGTCTCTATGTCCCGCCACCCATCGCCAGCCTCGGCTGCCGGAGGGGCGCAGAGAGGCGTCACGCGCGCCACGACAGTGTCGATAAGATCGACCGCTTCGTATTCGCCCATCTCCGTGAGCCGTGAGGCCAGCGCGTTGAGTTTGGCAATCAGCTCTGGCGATACGGGCGGAGGCATCGCGTCGAGATACGCGGTGACGGCGGCGCGGGCGCTGTCCATCCAGTATTTGCGCAGAGCTGGGTCAGCGGCCTCTTGCTCAAACGTCCAGCCCTGCTTGGACCTGTGTTCAAGCGCGAACGCAGCCCTTGCAGCCGCCTCCAGCGCGCGGGGGTCTAGGTCAGTCACCGCTTCCCTCCCATCGGCCAGAGCCACACCGCCAGGAACATCACCACGCCCACAGCAGCCATCGGCGCGGCGAGCATGACGGATTGATAGAGGCGGTCGATTTCGTCGGGGGTCATGCGATTTCTCCGAACATTCCGGCATCGCTTTTGATCCGGCGCTTCGCCATCGCTGCGTAATCGGGGTTCAGTTCGATCAAGATCGCGCTGCGCTGGAGCCTGTCAGCGACAAGGCCGGTGGTCCCCGCGCCGCCGAACGGGTCAAGCACCGTCCCGCCTTCAGGGCATCCGGCCTTGATGCAACGCTCGGCGAGCTCAGGCGGGAATGTGGCGAAATGCGCTTCGCTGAAAGGCTGCGTGGCGATGTTCCAGACGGAGCGGGCGTTGCGAGTGTCCGCCGTCAGAAACTCGCGGTAGTAACCGCCAAGCGCCGCCTTCGCCTCGTCCGCGAGAGCCTGAACCGCTGGATCGTTTTTGCCGGTCCCGCTTTGAGTTTGGCGCGCCTTGCCAGTGTCGGTGATGCCGACAGCGCGGATGGCCGCAAGATGCTCGTCCGTCAGTCCCGCCTTCTCGGCGAGTTCGGCAGCGCGCTTGGATTGAACGCGAGAGCGTTGCGCAAAGGCGACGAGTCCTGCTTTCGTGCGATGCTCGGTGGCCCCGCCTTCATAGGCGGTTGCGCCTTTGTGGGACTGATTGCCTGAGGTATGGTCGGAAACTACGGGCTCTGAAATAGCCTCAGCGTCATACCAGTAGCGCGGCGACTTGGAGAGCAGGAACACGTACTCATGCGCCTTCGTGCAGCGGTCCTGCACGCTCTCGGGCATCGGATTGGGCTTGGCCCAGATGATGTCCTGACGGAGATACCAGCCGTCAGCTTGGAGGGCGAACGCGACACGCCACGGAATGCCGATGAGGTCTTTCGGCTTCAGGTCAGACTTTCGCCGGTAAGTGCTTGAGCCGCCTGCTATCAGTTTCGCAGTTCCGCCCGTGATGCTCCCGGTTGACTTGTCCTCGTTACGTCCTTGCGTTGCAGTGTTGCTCCAATAACTATCGCCCAGATTGAGCCACAGCGTCCCGTCATCCCGCAGCACGCGGCGCACTTCGCGGAACACTGAAACCAGTTCCGCCACGAAGGCGTCCGGTGTATTCTCAAGCCCGATCTGGCCGTCCACGCCGTAGTCGCGCAGGCCGAAATAGGGCGGTGAGGTCACGCAGCAGTTGACGCTCTCGTCAGCCAGCTTTGCCAGTTCGGTGCGGCAGTCGCCAATGACCACGCGGACGCTCACAGCACCCTCCGCAGCTTCGCGCACGTCGAGCGCACCACGTTGACGGTCTGGCGCGGGCGTAGTTCATCAGCGGCTGTCATCGTGCTTCGACCTTTCCATTCATCTTGCGGCGCAGGGTTTTGTTGAAACCCGCGCTGGTGATCTTCTTTGGATGCTCCGATCTGCGGAGCTTCATCTCAGGGAAGGGGCGGCTGGGGATTGCCTTCGTGACGCGGGGCTTATTGTCACCGCGTATTCTGCGGCCCTTTTTCGCCTCGCGATTATCCACGCGCGTCTTTTCAGCGTGGCAAGGTTTGCACAGCGCCTGCCAGTTTTCCGGCTCGTGTTTTCCGAGCGCATCGAGGCGCTGCACATGATCAATATCGAAAGCGATGCCGCACAGATCGACCTTGCAGACGTTGCACAGCCATTCCTGGCGAGTGGCGACCATGTTCCTCTGCTTGGGCGTGAAGCTGCGGCGCTTCTCAGGCTTGGGAAGCGTGTCATGCATCGGCAGGCTCCTTCATCTTGACGCCATAGCGAGCCGCAAACGCCTCGATGATCGTCATCAGGTCTGTCATCTCGTCCTTCGACAGATCCGACGATGACCGGCCAAGCTGGACGAAGCCGTCGCCGTGAATGTTCGGCACGATGCGCATCTCTTGCTTCAGAGATGCGAGCATCACCTGCTTCCAGTCTTCCGTAGACAGGCGCTGCCCGTGCCAGAGAAGCTGCGTGGAAAGCTCTGTGAGCATTGCCCACATGCGATCATTCTGCGGGATGGTGCGCTTTGGTCCCTTGAACTCGACACGCGTTTCTCTCGGCGCGCGACGTATCCAGTCGATCGCCTTGGCGCGCATTGCGTCATTGTGCAGGACCAGAAGCGCCCGACCCATCAGAGAACCCGCTCCTCGACAATTTCAACGCCGGGGATCTCAATTGCCTCGCCCTTGGCGTGCCTGATGTCCGCATTCGCCAACTTGAGCGCCAACTCTTTCATTTCGTTGCGCCCGGCGTAGTGCGCTATCAGCGTGGCATAGTGCGTGACCTTGGCGCTGCGCTTCGTCTTGAGCGACGTTGCAGCAAACCCGCCAGCGGCAGAGGATACGCGCGAGGCGGCAAGCGCCTGGCCCTCGGCAATCTTCGCCTCGACGTGCGCAGCCTTCACGTCCACGGTCGGCGCGGTGGCGGCAAGGAACGGGTCTTCCTCCGGTTCCTCAACAGCCTTGGCGGCGAGGCGTTCGGCTTCCTCCAGCTTGCGCCGGGCTTCCTCCGCAATGCGCTTGGCCTCGCGTTCGCGGGCGTCAAGGAAGGCGGTAAGCTTTTGCTTGAGCCCCTTGATGATCTTGTCGCATTCCTCAATCAGAGGCTTGTATGCGCCATCGATCTGCCGGCCAGCCTCAAGATGCGGGCGCTTCTTGTCGTCGCGCGTAGCGTCGATCTCCTTCGCCAGCTTGCCGCCATACCCGACATGATCTCTGACGAATTGCGCATTCGCTTCCGTGATCTCGGTGACGGCGTCGGCGTCGGCTTTGAAGCGCGCCAGCATCTCCCGATAGGCTTCGACATCGTCGGCCTTGTTGTGTCCAATATCAGCGCGCATCTTCAAGCTCCTGTTCGGCTTCTGCGCTGGCTTGTTCGGCGTATTGCAGGCCCTCCATCAGTTCCTGGTAGGACTTGCGGATTTCGGCCTGCCAGTCTTTCGGCTGGAGCTTCACGCGCTCGGCGTTCATCCGTCCCCATTCCTTGAGGTCGCGCGTTGACGTGAGGCGGCGCATCTCCTCGACCATGACGCCATAGTCGCCACGGGCGGCGCCCTTGCTCATGGTCTGGACGGGCGCAGACGCGGGGGGTCTTGCATCTGCGCCCGTCGCTTGCTGGCTCCTCACGGGAGAGGGTGAGGGAGCCGCATCCCTGCGGACTTCGTGGTGGTGCGCGTCGGCGTCATTGTCGCCTTCGGTCGGGATGCAGAACGTCTGCATCGCCATGTACTTGTAGGCTGCGCTCATCGCCTTGTTCGTGGCCTTGTCGGCGCTGTCCATTGCCTCGCCATAGGTCGCCGCTGTGATGCGCGAGCCATCGACAGAGCAGATGATATCGAACTCGACGTGGACAACCACGTAGAACAGGACACCGCCATTTTTGGACGCCTGCTCTGTTTTGTCGCGTGTCAGGACGCGGGGAACGATAATCAGGCGATGCCGCGCAAGGATCGGCGCAAGCGCGTTGTAGACGTCATCGATGCCGCGAAAGTTGTACTTCTGCATCTCGTTGCGGCGGCCCTTCGCGATGCCTTCGCGCCCCACGTCTTCCATCACGGCAGCGATTGCCTGGTAGACGGCGGGCAGGGCCTTCATGTCGTCAGCCATTGTTCATATCCTTCTGATTAGCTTGCTCAATCCGCCTAGCGACTGCCTCGATCTCAGCCGCAGCCTGCTCCATCGCCAGCTCTGTGCGCCTGAGACGTGCGAAGGCTTCATCGAGAGGACAGACGGGACGGCGGCGAAACTCGACGTGGATGACGTTGCTCATTGCTTTCCCCCGAAGGTGCGAGCCTCAGAGAGCGGGCGGCGCTTCACTGCGCATGTCGTCCGCACAAGGTTGATTGTCTGGCGAGGGCGCAGCCACGCTGCGAGGTCAAACGCGGTGACCTCGGCAGAGCGGGCGAGGTGCTGGGTCAAATCGAAGCTCATGTGATTTCCTCATTGATCTCGCTGAGAAGGGCCATTGCAGCGTTTGGAACGGGCTCTCCGTAAGCGCCGTCGCTCACGTCGCTGTAGGGCTCCAGAAACTCGGCGCAGTCAGCGAGCAGTGCTTTCAACTTTGCGATCTGAAGGCGCTGCTGGCCGACCTTCTTCGCGGCGTCATCGAGCAGGCTGTGAAGCGTCTCGACGCGGTCTTTTGTGAGGTCGTGCTTGGTGAGGTTCACTGTCCAATCTCCCGATCACGAGCCGCATCACGCAGATCATCCGCATCCGGCCCGTCGTCCTCGTCGGGGTTCTCCATGATGTCGGTGATCCACTGGTCTTCCTCAGCGTCCGACATCCAGGCTTCTTCGCCGCTCGCCAGCTTCACGCTAATGACCTCGACCTCGCCGCCTTCGGCGGGGTAGCAATCTTCGGGACGGCCATAGAGCTTGGCGGGGATGAACGGCGACTGCGTGTAGGTAACGATTACGCAGTCCTCGTTCTCGCGGTAGAATTTGCGGGTGCGGAGCTTTGCCATTACGCGCGCTCCATCATGCGCTCGTCGCGGGCCAGATCGTTGTAATAGTCGGCCTTGTCTTCATCTGAAAAACGACCGTCAGCGGCGTACAGCGCATCGGAAGCCTGATTGTAGAGGAACACCCACTGGCGGTGCTTGGCGGCGGGAACCTCGCTGATGCCGTAGAACTCGATGCGGCAAGCGGAGGCAAACAGCTCCCAGCCGTGTTCGCAGAGGTTCAGGTTGTCCGCCACGAGATCGAGCGTCATTTCGAACATCTCGATGTCGGTAGCGCGGGGCAGCTCAAGGGCCGCCAGCGCCTCGGATTGGCGGCGCGTGAAGTTCAGCGCCATCTGGTTGAGTTCGTCTGGGGTGTAGGTCATCTGGTGGCTCCCAACTGGTGTGAGAGCAATGTGCACTAGGTGCACGTCACCTTGCAAGCTTTATTTGTGCACCGGATGCACTTTTATTCAAGCGGACTTTTTCGATGTGTTAGTGAGTGCCTGGAGAACGGCCTGCGCTTTGGGGCGTTCGGCTGGCGGGATGCGGTCCCAAATCGTCCAGATCGCGTCTGGGGCTGTGGGATCGCGCACAAGCAGGTCAGCCGGTTCGCACATCAGCGCATAAGCTGCGGCTTCCAGAAAAGCCTGATGATAGTCTAGTTTGCCATTCTCGATCTTTGAAACAATCGTGCGGTCAATGCCTATCCGGTCGGCAAGCCCTTCTTGGGTGATGCCACGGTGCTTGCGCCATTCCTTGAGGAAGATGCGCTGCCGTTGTTGCTTCTTGATCATGGCGGCATCGTTCGCCCCCGCTCATTCGCGTCTATGGCATCCTGTGCACATTTCTCTTGTCCCCTATTGACGGCCGACGTGCACTAGGTGCACATTCCGGTCATGACATTCGCCAAGTGGTTAGAGCTTTCGCATATCGATGACGCCAAAGCGGCGCGCATGTTTCGCCGTGACCGCGCACATATTTCGAAGCTGCGCCGGGGCAAGGTTACACCGTCTTACGAGCTGATGCTTGTAATTCGTGACGTATCCGACGGCGCTGTGACGCTCGATAGCTGGGCGCCCGAGGCTTCCCGCGCTTCCCGTAAGGGAAGGGTAGCCGCATGACCCACCCCCATTCAGTTTCGCGCGGTCCCCAACCCCACGCGAACAGCGACGCCGGATCCAAGCCCCCCGGCACCCACCCGGCGTCGCTGACCCTTTTCCGACCATCCTGAAACGAAACGAGCGGCCCGCTGTGAACGGACCGCTCGCCAAAACTATCGACCACTCGCGGAAGTTGAGATTCCGATGCAAGCCGACTTCAAGACAATACCCGAAAAGTTTGACCGTTCCACGGCGGATGCTGCGGAGCGCTGCGCATGAGCGAGATCATCGATCGCGCCGATGAGCTGAGAGCCATCGCAGCCAAGCCTTCCTGCAAGACGCTGAACGATTTCGCCAAGGCGACCGGGTTCAGCATGGAAATCGCGCGCCATGCTTCGCAAGTCCTCGCCCTCAACCTCCCCGACGCAAAGCTCCAAATAGGGCCGAAAACCGAGGCGCGATCCGTCCCGAAGCCGGTGAAGCGCAAATGATCGAGCAGCAAGCCCCTGACGATCTGCCGCTTTTCGCGTTTGGTGGTCGCACCTTCAACGCTGACCTCGACGCAAAGCGCCTCGGCGCACAGCTCACCCGCGTCTTGCAAGCCATGTCCGATGGCCGCTGGCGCACCCTCGCAGAGATCCAGACGCGCATCCAGGCCACGACCGGGAAGCGCGACCCGGAAGCCTCCCTCTCAGCCCGCCTGAGAGACATCCGCAAGCTCTACGGCGAGGAGGCGATGGAAAGCCGCCGCCGCACTGAGGACGGCGTGGACGGGCTTTGGGAGTACCGCAGCAACGCTGTGCTGGGGGGCGCGGAATGAGCCTTCCCTATTACCCCATGTATCCCCGCGACTTCTTCGAAGGCACTCAGGAAATGAGCCTCGAATTGAAGGGCGCATACATCATGGTCCTGAACCTGATGTACACGCGCGGCGGTCCCGTCAGCGATGAGCCTGGCTTCCTCTCGCGCTATGTCGGCTGCTCCGTTCGCAAGTGGAAACATGTCCGCGACGAACTGGTCGCGATGGGGAAACTCCACGTTCAAAACGGGATGATCTCGAATTCTCGTGCAGATGAAGTGCTCGAAAAGCAGAGATCATATCAGGATAAACAGGCTGAGAATGGAGCGAAACCTAAGACTTTCAAAGCTGAAGAAAAGCCACCGCTGACAGAATCAAAACCAGAACCAAATACAGAAGTAGAAGAAGAGGTTGAGGAGGAGCGCGCGAACGATTTCGAAGCGCTCGAAGCGAAGTGTCAGAAGTGGGCAAACGGTTCGTTGAACCTGACGCTTCCCAGCGCTCACAGCCTCGATCCGATCATTCGCCTTCTGAAGCCAGCAAGCGGACCGGCCTGCATCGAAGCCGACGTGGAGCGCGGCATCACCACGACCGCCGCGTGGCTTCACAGCAAAAGGCGGCAGGTCAAATCCCTAAGCTATTTCGAAAAAGCAATCATCGAGGCGCGCGACGAGCGTCTTCGCCCAAATCCGGAGGTGTCTGATGTCAACGCCAATTTCGGCGGCGGTGAGCCGCGTCGTCATGGATCCGGCTCTGCCAGCCAACCCGCAGCGCGATATGCATCCAGCGGTCACGGCGCGCTCAGCGCGGGCCAATCTGGACGCGGCTCTATCGCGGATGCAGCAATTCGGCGTCACTTGCAGCGTCAAAATGGAAACGGTGTTTCCGGAGGGGATGAACGGGGAATCGACGTTCCGGCAGAAGGCGTCATCGTTGACGGTGAATACCGCCGCGTCGGCTGACCTCAAATCGGCTCTGAGCGTCATTCGTGAAGCCATGTACCCGGCTTCAACGGAACAGCTTGAGGAATGGCTTGCAGCCTTGGCCGTGAAGACTGCGCGTCGGCGCGAGACAAGCAACGAATCCGAACTGGCGCTGAGCGTCTACACGGCTCACCTGCGTGAGTATCCAGGCGATGCGGCGCGGGAAGTCCTGCACGCCTATCGCGGCACATGGTTCCCGACATGGGGCGAACTGGCCGACCGCCTGGATGAGTTCGTTGAGCCGCGCCAGATGATCCGCGACCGTCTCATGGACATGATCGACGGCGGCACGCGCTACAAGGAAAAGGCGCTGCCGCACGATCCGCATGCGGAGCGCTTGCATCAGCTTCGTGGCGAACTGGAAGCGGCTGAGCGTGTCGCTGCCAAGTATCCCGAACTGACTGACAGCAGCCTGCGGAAGCGGGACGCAATCGCCAAGGAAATCCAACAACTCGAAAAGGGAGCATGACGTGTTTGGGCTGGGAACAACAACATTCAAAGCGAAGATCCACGAGGTGAAAACCGTCGTGGCTGAGATGCACGGCCTGACGGTGGACGTGCTGGAAGGCGCCTGTCGCAAGCGGATGTTTTCGGGACCGCGACAAGAGGCCATGAAGCTGGCGCGGGAGCTGACCAACGCAAGCTATCCGCAGATCGCCCGTCACTTCGGGGACCGGGATCACACAACGGTTCTCTATGCGGATCGCAAGGTGTCTCTGCGAGAACCGGAAGACGCCAAGCTGGCTGCACGCCTGAACGAATGCCGGGCGCGTATCGCAGAGCTTGTGTCGCTGCGCATCGGCAAGCTGGTGTCTGTGCCTGCGGGCTCGTCCTCCGATTGGACCCCGCCGCCTCCGATGCAGATCGCAAAGCCGGATGTCGTCGTGGCGTCGATCGATCTGATGTCGTGGCACGCTCTCGACGGCGAACTGGTGGCAGCATGACCCTTTGCACCGGATCAGGAAGCCTCCCCCAGCACATCTACTGCCACGTTGAGCGCAGCTTTGTCCGCACTGGCGAGCAGACCGGCACAGAGCCCGCGGTGTGGTTTGGCCTTCGCGCTTATCCGGGCCGCGCATGGGGCTGTCACGTCATGCTTGAGAACGGCGCAGTCGTCCGTGATCTGCCGCTCCATGCGCTTGCCCAGCACGCTAACGCCGAGCCGTGGACGCTTGAGCAAAGCCAGCATTGGGACTGCTACGGCGACCAGTTCTCGCTCGTGCGCTACACGTATCTGCACGGCCTTGAAGCCCGCGTCAAATGCGCAAGCGCAGAGCATCTGGGCGAGTACCTATTCACCGTTTGCCCGCTCAACGATGGCTTCAGCGCAGAGCCTGAACAGAGCAAAGAATTCATGTTCCTGGCATTGAGGAACGGACGCTTCACGGCCCAGCCGACAAACCGCGTCCTGTTCATCGAGCGCAGCTTCACCGATGACACGGGCTGGCCAACCGACATCCAGCGCCAGAGCGAAGTCTGGTCATGCGAGAGCGAGGAGGCAGCGTAATGTCATCCGTATACTATCCCAAGCCTCGCGGCACCGAACGCTGGACGAACAAGCCCAAGGAACCGAACCAGTTCTGCAAGAAGGTCAGCTACCGGCACGGCAGCGCTTACGAGTGCTCAGAGCCGACGGAGGGCAAGACCTACTGCCCGTCCTGCGCCCGCAAGCTTCTGACGCTCACCGATCGCCAGTCACCAGAGCAGCCCGCGCCCAAGGCATACGCATGGACGCAGGACCAGATCTTTCCGCGCAAGCGGGCGTAGCGTTTCACACAATCAAAGGGACCACAGATGAGCGTACTGAACGAACTGAAAGAAATGCATGATTGGGCGGTGGTAGAAGCCACTCGCTGCGATGCGTTGGTGCAGCGCTGGATGGGCGAACGCGACACGTATCTGCGCAGGGCTGAAGACCTCGACCGCGCCATCGCAGCGCTTGAGCCTGCGCTAACAGACGAGCAGCCAGAGCTGTTCGAAGCAGAGCAGGAAGTTGCCAGCGAGCAACTGGCATCAGACCACGCACTCCCGCCAAGCGCGGATGATGTGGTGGTGGACGAGCCCGTCGAGTTCATCAGCGACCTGACAGGCGACCCCGCCATTGAGCCGATGCTTGAGCCGCAGGAGCCGTATCCCGAAGCTGACCCGCTCCCCCAGCCCGAATGGAACGAGCCCCAGACCGAGGGATACGCGCCTGTAGTCGATCAGCCGCCGACCAACCCCGAAGCTGACGCACTCGCCAAGGCTCACGACTGGTACGACCCCAAGGCCGTGCATGACCGCCAGAAGTTCAACCCGTGGGGCATCTTCAAGCGCGAGACGGAGGACGCCTGATGGATTGGATCTCGCAGGGCTTTTACGTCTGCCTCGTGCTGCTGGGCATCTGCCTCGCGCTCCCGGCGCTCAGCTTCGTCTTCGGATGGGGGCGCAAGCATGACTGAACCCAACTGGCTTCTGATCATCGCCCTGTTCGGCGGCATCGCGGCCCTCGTGATCGGCGGAACGTGGGCGTGGGGCAAGTGGCACAGCAAGGGCGGGGATGGATCATGAGGATATCCGCGCTCTGCATTCTCGGCCTCGTGGCGCTGTTTCTGTACGCGCCGCAGTCGCTGAACATCATCCTGTCAGGCTTCGGCGTCCTCGCCCTGAGCCTGCTGGCTATCGGCTCCATTGGACACGAAAGGAAACGGCGATGACCACGGGGGACATGAACTGGTACGCCTTGCGCGTCATCAGCCAGCGCGAGGACATGGTCAAAAAGGCTTTGATCTACAGGGGGCATCAAGCCTTCACGAAGCAGGAGCGCCGCTTTGGGAAATGGATCAACGGCAAGCGGACGGACAAGGAATATGTCGCAGCCCCTGGCTATGTGTTCGTCGGGACCAAGGGCAATCCGTGGATGGAGGTTCACAACTGCCACCTGATCCGGAGCGTTGTCAGCTACAACGGGCGCCCGGCCCAGCTTCACCCCAAGGGGCTGTCGGACTTCCTCGGCTTCGATGACTTCAACCTGCCGGACTATTTCAAGCACTTCCGCCATCTGGAAGCGGCGTTCAAGGTCGGCGAGATGGTCACGATCGACAGCCCGTCCTTCGCAGGCTTTGAGCTTCGGGTGAAAGACATTCAGCGCGGGGAAGCGATCTTCGATCTGGTGATGATGGGCCGGGAAACGGAATTGCGCATTCCCGTCTCGGAGTGTTCCAAAGCTGCTTGACCACTAGGGGTTGTGTTCGCGCGCGAAGCGAGGCAAGAATAGGGCAGGGCTGTTTTCGTGCTGTTCGTGACAGCTATCGACCGGGGCATACGCGGCATTCACCGCGAGTAGGTTAGCAACCGAGCGTCCCGCGAGGTTGGTCGTACAAAACGACCGTAACCAGAGCCATGTCCAAAATCAGGGAGGGGGCTCCCATGCTCAACGTAGGCGACTACGCCCTGATCCTGATTGCCTTGGCCTTCGCTGTCGCGATCGGCGCATGGTTCTTCAGCAAGACCCGGATTGAGCCTGTCGGCATCGTCAGAGCTAACGACTGGACAGACGAGAAGATCCGTCAGGCTGTCATCAAGGCCGTCAAGGGCGTGGACGTTGCTTCCATGCCGGCTGAAAACGCCGAGGCGCATCTTGAGGAACTAGCCCGCCACGCCATTGCCCGCGAATACGCGGAGATTCACCCCGGCCTGCACATCCAGGTCACAGATCACTGGCCCGACGCAAAGGCCTTAATAACCGGCAATACGGCTGTGATCCGACCTTGGGTCGGACACCGCATCGCCGGGGAGAGCGGCATCCGCGAGGTCGTCGTCGAGGTCAACAGAGCCCCGACCCTGAAGCTGGAAACCAAGCGCCCCATTAAGGAAGCGTGGTCAGATATCCACAGCCCGCCCGGCAAGGCAGAGCCAGTTGCGCCCCGGCTGAAGGTTGCGGCTTTATCGGCCAAACCGACGCCAACCCAGCCTCCCAAAGCCAAAGCAAAGCTGACACCGAGGCGCTGATGCTCCGAACCGTTGTGAAGATCATCGGCTTCCACCATGGCGGCAAGGCTGTGGTGAAATTCCCCGGCAACTTCCGCAGGATGCGCCCCGATCACCGCAAAAGCTTTCTAAGCCAGGCGATGAAAGACCTCCGCGCCGAATACGACCTTGCCTGCGAGCACGCACGCATAGCGGCCCAACACGAGGACGCAAGGAACGCAGAGGCGGTAACCGTCCGCGGCGAGCCTGCAACAAGCTAACCAAGGAAGGCAGATGGGCTGGACCGTCGCTCCCGCACTATCAAAGCGGCTTGACGCTGCGTCATCGAGAAATCGAAAAACAATCAGAGAATTCAGAAATGCCCAGAGGCGGCAAGAGAGACAACGCAGGCCGCAAGAAAGGCCAGCGAAACAAGGGAACGCAGGAAGTCCGCGACCTGATCGACAGCAATGTGGATCTGAAGCAGATGGTTGTCACGCTCAAGACCATTGCGCTGGACAAGGAAGCCCCGCCAGCGGCCAGAGCCGTTGCAGCTAACTCCCTGCTAGACCGACGCTTCGGAAAGCCCCCACAGGCCATCACAGGCGCAAATGGCGGGCCTTTGGCGATTGTCGGCGCGCTCGGGACCATGACGGATGATCAGGTTCAGGAGCTGATAGCCCAGCTTGGCGAAGATGCTGGCGACGAGTGACCCGCAGGAGCGGGCGCGTCTCGCGCTGCTGAAGGCCGCGAGAAAGGAACTTGCGCGCAGACGTGAGAATGCGAAGGCCCAGCGCAAGATTGATGCGTACTACCCGGACGAGGGACCGCTACGCCGTGCGCTCTATGCGAAACATCTTGCCTTTTTCGCTGCTGGAAAAGAGCACCGCGAGCGGGCTGCAATCGCTGCCAACAGGGTAGGCAAGACCGAGGGCCTAGGCGGCTATGAGGTAGCCCTGCACCTGACGGGTGATTATCCCGACTGGTGGCCGGGCAGGCGCTTCGAGAAGCCAGTCAACATCCTCTGTGGAGGCGACACGGGAACGACGACCCGCGACATTCTCGTGGGCAAGCTTCTAGGCCCGCCAAGTGCGCGGGGTACGGGGCTGATACCGGGCAAGCGGCTGGGGCGTATCGCGCCAGCTATGGGCATCCCGAACCATGTGGACTTCGCGCTCGTCCGGCATGTGGCGGGCGGGTTTTCCATCATCCAGTTCCGCTCTTACGACCAGGGCCGCAAGGCGTGGCAGGGCACTGAGCGTGACGTTGTGTGGTTCGATGAGGAGCCGCCCATGGACATCTACGTCGAGGGCCTGACCCGGACGCTGACGACGGGCGGGATGATCATGGCGACCTTCACGCCGATCGAGGGCATGACCGAGGTTACGTTGCAGTTCATGCCCCATCTCGCGCCGACTGTCTCATGAGCAAGTACATGCAGCAGATTGGCTGGGCGGATGTCCCGCACATTCCGCAGGCCGATCAGGAAGAGATGCTTCAGAGCTATCCCGCCCACCAGCGCGACGCACGCGCCAAGGGCATCCCGATGCTTGGGGCTGGCGCCATCTACCCGATAGACGAGAGCATCTTCACAGTTGAGCCGTTCCGCATTCCCGATTGGTGGCCGCGGGCCTATGGCTTTGACGTAGGCTGGAAGCGCACTGCTGCCATCTGGGGCGCGCACGATCGGGATACCGACACGGTCTACATTTACGCCGAATACTATCAGGGCCAGCGCCCGCCTCAGATCCATGCTGACGCCATCAAGGGCGCAGGCGACATTCCGGGCGCGATCGATCCTGCCTCTGCCGGCTCGAACCAGAAGGACGGCTCCAACCTGCTGGAAGAGTACCGACAGCTAGGGCTTGAGCTTTACCCCGCAGACAACGCGGTTGAGGCGGGCATCATGGCTATCACCCGCAGGCTTGAGAGTGGGCGCCTGAAGGTGTTCACGACCTGCCGCAACTGGTTTGCAGAGTTCAGGCTTTACCGGCGCGTCGAGAGCCAGACACCGCGCGGCCTGCATGTGCATATCGTGAAAGAGAACGATCACCTGATGGACGCGACACGGTATCTCATGATGACGGGCCTCCGCTATGCGCGCTTTGGCAACGAAGCGGCTGGCGAGGAAGCCGAGCGCCAGAACGCGCGCCGCTCTGCTGACAGCGTGACGGGCTACTGATGGCGAAGAACCTCGCCTATAACCGCGAGCTGGACGGCGATGCCGACAAGCTGGGCAAGGGCCGAGGCTCGCGCAAAACAGCGCAGAACCTGGCGAGCATTGCCGAATATGACGGCAACCTCGCAGAGCGTTTGAGCGAAGAAGACCGCAAGCGCATGGCCGAAGAGGCTGTGCGTGAATACGAGCATGACGAGAAAAGCCGTGAAGAGTGGCTGAACGGCGTAGACCGCGCCATCAAGAACGCCCGGCAGAAGCCCGAGAAGAAGAATTACCCTTTCGAGGGTGCAAGCAACATCAAATACCCGCTGCTCACCACAGCAATGAACCAGTTCGGGGCTCGTGCTTATGGCGCGATAACCCGTTCCGACCAGCCGATGATCTGCAAAGTTGTCGGAGAAGACCCGCAAGGGCTGAAGGCCAAGCGCGCTGATCGTCTCAGCCGCTTTGGCAACTACCAGCTCATGTACATGATGGACGAGTGGGACAGCGGCACCGACAAGCTGCTGCACATGCTCCCCGTGATCGGCGCAGGGTTCCGCAAGGGCTACTGGCGCGCAGACATGGGCCGGCCAACGCTGGAGTTTACCTCAGCGAAGGATGTGGTTGTCGCCAACGACGCGCCGAGCTTCGACCGTGCTCCGCGCATGACGCAGCCCACGACGATGTACCCTTACGAGATCGATCGCCTGATAGGCTCGGGCAAGTGGCTGAACCACAAGCGGGATTACGAGGGCCAGAAGGACGAGGACAGCCAGAAGCCGTGCATCTACCTGGAGCAAGTGAGGTATTACGACCTCGACGGCGACGGGATGATGGAGCCTTATATCGCCACCATCTCCAAGGATGAGCGCGAGCTGGTGAGGCTTGAGGCTGCGTTCTATTCGAACTCGATCCGCGTCAACTCGATGGACGGCAAGGTTGAGACGATCATGCGGGAGAGCCCGTGGATCGATTACAGCTTCCTGCCGGATATTGAGGGCTCGGTCTACGGCATGGGCTTCGGCCAGCTTCTCGAAAGCCTCGGCTCTGCGATCAACACGGCGCTGAACCAGATATTCGACGCAGCGCACAGGCAGAACGCGGGCGGCGGGTTCATCTCACAGGGGCTCAGGCTTCGGGGCGGGGAAGTCCGCATCAAGCCGGCAGAGTTCCTGAACGTGAACGTTCCTGGCCGTGTCTCGGACGCCATCCACGAGCTTCAGTTTGCAGGCCCAAGCCCTGTGCTGTTCCAGTTGGTCGAGTTCCTGCTTGGAGCAGCCGCAGACATTACCAGCGTCAAGGACGTGATGACGGGCGAGGCCCCGAGCGGTCAGGCGATGGGAGCAACCCTTGCCCTGATCGAGCAGGGGATGCAGGTCTTCTCCACGATCTACACGCGCATATACCGGGCGATGCGCAAGGAGTTCCGCCTCCTCATGCGCCTCAATGCGCGGTATCTGGACCCGGCCATCTATGCCGAGTTTCTTGATGACGAGGAACTGTTCCTCGAATTGATGGGGATGCCGCCTCCGGGCTCGCAGCAGATGCCGATGATGGGCATGGGCGGGCCAGCGATGCCGGGGATGCAACAGCGCCCGAGCGGGCTGATGGTCCCCAACGGCATGATGCCTCCGGGTGCGCCTGAGATGCCCCAACAGCCTGAGATGGCTGCGCCGCCGCCTCCGATGCCTGGCGCTGGCATGATGCAGCAGCCGAAGCCTAGGCCGCAGCCTGTCCAGCTTAGCCCCGAGGCGCTTGCTGAACTGGCAAAGGACTTCGACCTCAAGAACATGGACGTTGCGCCGGGCGCAGATCCCCGCTCCGTGACCGACATGCAGCGCATGATGCGTGCGCAGTATCTGGCTCAGTTCAAAGGCCAGCCCGGCATCGATAACCGCTGGATACAGGAGCAGGAGCTTCAGGCGGCGAACATTGCAGACTGGCCCAAGGCGTTCATTGAAGGTCCGAGCCCGCTTGATGAGCATCAGGCGGCGCTGGCGAAGGAAGAGCTTCGCAGCCTTGAACTGGATAACGACCTCAAGGAACAGCAGACGAAGAAGACCGCCAAGGAAGCCGAGAAGCTGTTCCACGAGGCGGGCAAGATCGCGTTCGAACGCGGCATGGTTGAAGGCGGCGACGGCCAGCTTGATGTCGATGAGAAGATTGCGACCATCGAGAAGATACGCGCCGAGACGCAGAAGCTGTTGATGCCGGAAGCTGTCCAGCCGGCTGACCCGATGGCCGCGGCTACGGCTGAAGCGGATATCGGCTTCAAGAGTGGCGAGCTGAACATCAAGCAGCAGGAGCTTTCCCTCAAGGAGCGGGAAGTCTCGCTGAAGGAACGCGAGACAGCAATTAAAGAGCGTGAGCTTGAGCTGAAGGCGCAGGAAATCGAAGCCAAGACCAACATCGAGATGGCGCGGCTTGCGGATGCGAGCGCTGCGCGTGAGCAGGGCTTCAATCACGAACAGACGATGGCTGCTTACGACCGTGAGGCCAACGCCAAGAAGAACGAGAAGGCCGAATCCGAGAAGCCGGACAAGAGTTCGGATGCGGTAGGCATGGGGCTTCAGGCTCTTGCCGAGGTGCTTGGCCGGCCAAAGACGGCGACACGGCCTGACGGTTCAAAGATCAAGATTGAATAGGGATAGCGCATGTCAAAAGGGAATACGTGGGAAACTGAACTCTTAACGCTGGTGTTTAACAACACCGACGCGGCGTTGATCGGTGACGCGACCGGCCTTCGTGGCTCGTCAACGGCGGGCTCGCTGTACGTTTCGCTGCATACGGGCGATCCTGGCGAGGCTGGCACGCAGACCACGAGCGAGTGCGCGTATACGAGTTATGCCCGCGTAGCCGTGGCGCGCTCTGGCGCTGGCTGGACGGTGAGCGGCAACACGGTGACGAATGCTGCGCTGATCCAGTTCCCGCAATGCACGGGCTCAAGCGAGACAGCCACGCACTTTGCGATTGGCACGGCGTCAACCAGCACGGGCAAGATTCTCTACAAGGGCGCGCTATCGGCTTCGCTGGCGATCAGCTCAGGCATTCAGCCGCAGTTTGGCGCAGGCGACCTGGACGGCACTGAGGACTGATGATTATCTATCGGCACACATGCACCCAGTGCGGGCTCCTCACGAGGGTTGAAGATAATCAAGCGTGGAAGGCTTGTGCCTGTGTCTCTCCTGCTGACGTGGTGAGCGAGGACGAGCCTCCGCCTGAGCCTCCACCCGAGCCCGAACCTGAGCCTGCGCCATGACCGCGTTTCGCTCGTTCAAGGAGCTGATTGACGCCGAAGAGGCTGGACAGGCCACGCTGTTCGGATGGCGGAAAGTCCCGACCCAGACGACGGGCTCGGGCATCTGGTTCGACCTCTCGATGTCGCCGGGCAATCCGGTCCCGAACTTCTATGCGGCTGCTCCGCTTATCGGTAAGGCGCTGACGCAATCGGCTGACGGTGGGCTGTTTCACGGCGCGACGCCGGGCGGGACGTACACCAAACACCTGCGCCGCATACTGGCGATGACGGTAACGACCACGGCGGTCCCGCTGCCCTGCATCCTGTGTGATTACCTGCTGTATTACCCCTTCGTGGACATGAGCGTCACGGACGCTCAGTCGATGATCGTTGGCGATGCGTTGCCGCGATACCCGACCGGGGCGGGCGTTCAGATCATGGCTGTTGAGGTTGCCTCGCAGATTGGCGGCGTTTCGTTCAACGTGAACTATACCAATTCGAACGGCGTTGCGGGACGGACAAGCGCGACGGTCACTTGCAACACGCAGACGGTGAACGGCACGATCATCTCGACGGCGCCGGCGACGCTTGGATGCGCCGGGCCGTTCATCCCGCTCCAGGCTGGTGACAGTGGCGTGCGATCAATCGAGAGCTGCACATTCCTCACGGGCGATGTGGGGCTGATAACGCTGGTTCTGGTCAAGCCGCTGGCTTCGTTCGCGGTTCACGACATCACGGCGCCGGTTGAGCGCGACATGATCCTGGACGGCGTCCAGTTGGCTGAGATCAAGAGCGACGCTTACCTCAATCTGATCTGCTACCCGAGCGGGACGCTGTCGGGTGCGCAGATCATGGGCACAATCGAAACGGTGTGGAACTAGATGGCTGGCTTTTCCTCGCTCGATAACCTCGTGACGAACGTCTCCAACTCGGGGAAGTTCTTCCGCGCTGACTGGAACAAGAACCACGCGACGGGCGGCACGGTTGTCGCAGGCTCGTGGCAATTCCTGGCGGGCGGCGCAGGCAATCCGGTTGCCAATACGGCGCTGGGCTCTGGCGTCACGCTGGTTCAGAAGCCGCAATACGACATCGGCACGACGCATGGCGGCATCCAGCACGGCGGCAACGTCGGGGCGAGTGCGACTGACTACAAGGTTCTGCTGAATGCTTCTGCGTTCACGGCAGCGGCAACGACTGTGCCGTGCGTGATGATGCTGGTTGACCTTCTGAGTTATGCCACGCTGACGAATGCGACGATTTCGACGGCCGGCACAAAGA